TTAGAAGATCAACGTGACGAATTTCGGCGCGCCCCGCCCGACGAGGGCGGAGAGCTGAAAGATGCGGATGTCGAGCGTGTCGCCTGGACCGAGTAGCGCGCCCCAATCGGTGGTCTGGGCGGCGGCGGTGTAGAGCGCGCTGGTCGTGGCAGTGGTCAAGGATCGCTTGACAACTGCACCGTCGAGGATCTCGACCTCGAAAGCCTCCAGTTCCTCGGCCAGCGGCACCTCAAGCCCGCCCCAGCTGTCAGCGGACAAAGCGCGGGATCGGCGTGTCCAGCGGATGGTCAGGTCGCCCGGCGCACGCGGCTTGCGCCACGGCTGTTCGACATGCGCGACGGAGAATGGTCGCAGCCCCACGCCTGCGGGCGTGAAGGCTTGCGCCACGTAGGTCTCGTCGCTGACCGGGCGGCTCGCCGGGCCAATGCGCCAGTTCCACGGGATGCCGAGATCGGCCTCGGCGATCGGCAGCGATGCGAAGCTGTCGTCCAGCACCACCACCCTCGCACCGGCGGGCGCGGGATTGTCCAGGGCCCCCTCGGTGCCGCGCTGACCGCGCAGGAGCCGGGTAAGGCGGTACCGGCCGGGCGCCAGGAGCTCGGCCGCGCCCGCCTGCACGATCTCCCAGACGCCGGGCACGCTCTCGATGGCGAGTGCGTTGGCCCCGCCGAACAGCGTCAGGTCGGTTACGTTTTCCAGCGTGCCGCTGAGCAGATCGACCACGAGCGCATTGCCGAGATCGAAGCGCGACGTGGGGCCAGCATAGAAGTCCGAGACCAGCATCCCGATCCGCGCGCGGCTGCCGAACGTGGTCAGCAGGTCGAAACCATCCGTCGAGGGACTACGGTAGACCGCGATCTCGCCGGGCCAAGGGACAGCGTGCGCCGCCGCGAAGGGCCGATGCGCGGCCTGGTCCTCGGTCAGCTGCGGCAGGTCCATCAGCACCGCATCCGGCGCGCCGAACACCACGGCCCGCGTCAGTGAGGCTGCGCGGGGATCGCCAGGCGGTAGGTCGTAGGTCGCGCGGTCCGAGCGCACCGCCTCGATGCCACGCGCCTCTGCGTCGGCGATGGAGACGAGCCGCAGGTCGACCAGCCGCCCGTCATGCTCCAGTCGGATCGCGTCGGCTGGATCGAGCGCAAGGCAAGACGGCGGCAGACGGAACGCCGCCGTCTCGCGCCCCACCCACGCCTCCATCAGCGCGCGGCGGCAGCGCCGCTCGGCTTCCTCGGGCGGCACGGCCATCGGGAAAGACTCGGAGGCGATCCGGGTCGTGTCCACGGTGATGCGTCGCGCCTCGACGAGGGCGGCGTCGTAATCCTCGTCCGCCCGCGCGACCTGCCACTTCAGCGCCTGCGGCAGTTCCGTCTCCTGGCCGCGGGTCAGTTCCAGCAGGTCGCCCTCGCGGGCGGCCACCAGATCGTCGGGCGCGAGGGTGGCCACGGAGGCCCGGCCGCGCATGACGAACCGGATCACACCCTCGGTCTCCACGGCGTCGAAGCCGAAATGCCGCGACAGTGTGGTGATCGAGGCGCGCGGGCTTTCGAGCGCCGTGATTGCGTAGCCTTCGACCGCGCCCCAGAGGCCGGTGACGTCGATCCTCGCCTCGGGAAGCCCGGCGCGAAGGCAGAGATGCCGGACGAGCGCCGCCAGCGACACCGACCCGAGGCGCCCAGTCAGCCAATGGCCCAGACGCCAGTTGGGGCCATCGGTCCAGACATCGGTCAGTTCGGGGAAGAACGGGTACGGTCGCGCGTCCCAGGTCCAGGCTGCGCATTCCGGCACATGGACCATCCGGCCGCCGTAGACCGCAGACACCGGGTTGTTCGCGGCCTCGCCCCAGAAGAGATACGTCGCCTCGAGATAGGCCCGCTGGATGGTGTCGTCACGCCAGCCCCGTGAGAAATACGGCGTGAAGCTCTCCGACGATTTCGGGTCGAAGAAGACGTTGGGCTGGTTGGTTCCCCGGTCGATGGCCGGGCAGCCGAGTTCGGTGAAGCGGATGGGCTTGGATTCCGGCACCCAAGCCGTCGCCGTGCCGCTCTCCACCCCGCCCGGGCGGTTGTAATGCGGGTTCGACCACCAGCTACGCAGATCCTTGTAGCGGAAGACCCATGGCTTGCCCGCAGCGCCATCGGTGATCGGGGTGCGCACCTGCGCCGACCGATCCGCCGCGCTCGCATAGAACCAGTCGAAGCCTTCGCGGCCCGCGATGTTCGCCTGCAGATAGGCCCGGTCGTAGATTGCGGGCCAGCCCTCGGTCGCGTCGGCGTGCCCGAACCCGTCGCGCCAGTCGGAGAGCGGCATGTAGTTGTCGATGCCGACGAAATCGATGTTGGCATCCGACCAGAGCGGGTCGAGGTGGAAATAGACATCGCCGATGCCGTCGCCCGGATGGTGGCCGAAGTACTCGGACCAGTCGGCCGCATAGCCGATCTCCGTGCCCGACCCTAGAATGGCGCGCACATCGGCGGCGAGCGCCTTGAGCGCGGTGACGGCGGGATAGCTGCTGGCGCCCGAGCGGATGGTGGTCAGGCCGCGCATCTCCGAGCCGATCAGGAAAGCGTCGACGCCGCCTGCCACCGCGCAGAGATGGGCGTAGTGCAGCATCATGCGGCGCAGACCCCAGTCCCCGGACGGGCCGGTCCAGGAGACGGTGTCGCCCGAGATCGCGAAGTCGGAAGGGTTGGCGCTGCCGAAGAACGCCGCGACCTGGCTCGACGCCGTCGCCGTCTTGTCCACGCTCCCGGCATAGCCTGCCGCGGGCGAACAGGTGATCCGGCCGCGCCAGGGGAATGTGGGCTGGCCCGTCCCGGCGGCGTTGTCGGAATACGGGTTCGGAGCCAAGTTGCCGGGCGGCACGTCCATCAGGATGAAGGGATAGAAGGTCACGCCCAGCCCACGCGCCTTCATCTCCCGGATTGCCTGCACCACCGTGAAATCGGCGGGCGTGCCGCCATAGACCGGGCGATCCTCGGCGTCGCGGCTGACGAGGAAGGCGCTTGCGCGACTGACGCCATTGACCGACCAGCCGACCGGTGTCGTGGATTTGGCCGTGACCTCGACGCCCGGGCGCAGCTTGCAGGAACCCGCGCGCAGGTCGTCGCCGAACCAGGCGACGACGAGGCTGACGCTTTCGACGGCGGGCGCCATGGCCTGCAGGCGGTCGAGTGCGACGACCATGTCGGCGGTATCCGGCAGCGCGTTCAGGTTTTCGGCCTGCGTCGCGCCGCCGGAGGATTTGCGGATTCCTTCGGTGGCATAGGTGAACTCGCCCGAGGCCGGGATCAGGGTAACAGCGCGGGTCAGCCCCTCGGCTGTGTCGGGGTCGGCGAGCGGTCGGAAGACCTCGAAGGACAGCTGCGGCAGGCGGTTGCCGTAGCTCGACAGCGGCAGTTCCTCGAAAACGACATAGGCCGTGCTGCGATAAGCGGGCGTGTTGGCCGCGCCCATCCTGGCCGCGATGAACGGATCGGCCGTTTGCGCCTCGTCGCCCGGATACCAGCGCCAGGTGACGCCGGAGAGGTCCATCGGCTTGCCGTCGGCCCAGATACGCCCGATGCCGGTGATCGGTCCTTCACACAAAGCGACGGCGAAGGATGCATAGTACAGGTACTCGGTGGTCTTGACCTTGCCGCCCCCGCCGCCCTTGCCGCCGCCCTGCGTGGTGGTTTTCGTCTCCTCGCGAAAGTCGGTCGCCCAGATGATGTTGCCGCCGATCCGCATCCGGCCGTAGAGCCGCGGGATCACAGCCCCCTCGGTGGAGGAGGTGATGCGCAAGCTGTCGAGCCGCGCGCCTTCGATCCGTTGGGTCGGCGCGAGCGAGGACACGATCCAGCTGTCGACGACCGAGCCGATGGTGGAACCGATGAAGCCGCCGATGGTCGCGGCACTGACGCCGAGGATCGCGCCACCGATCGAGCCGCCGATGGCAGCACCGGCAGCGCCGAGAATGAGGGTGGCCATGTCGGGGTCTCAGCGTTGCGGAAACAGGAAGGCGAAGGCGATGCGCCGCCGCCAAGCTTGGGTGAGCGGCTCCTCGATCACGCCGAGCCGCTCGTAGGCGTGGAGGAAAGTGTCGGGCGCGGTCAGGATCCCGACATGTTTGGCGATGGCGCGCGGCATCATCCGAAAGAGGACCAGCGAACCGGGAGTGGCATCGGCTGGGGCGATCTCCGGCATCATGCGCCGCGCGCCCTCGGCCAGCACCTCGCGAGGGCCCGTCTCGCCCCAGTCCCGGCTGTAGGGCGGGATCGGGAATGGCTCGGGGCCCACGACTTCGCGCCAGACACCCCGGGCGAGCCCGAGGCAGTCGCAGCCGATGCCCTTGAGGCTTGCCTGGTCATGGTACGGCGTGCCGAGCCACGCGCGCGCTGCCGCGATCACCCGATCCGGGTCGGCGCTATTCACAGCACGCCCCCGTCGTGTCCGCCGTCCTTGGTCGCGTAGCGCAGGATGGTGTCCTGGCCGGGGATGTGAGGGAAGCCGCGGAAGTTGGCGGTGTTGGCGAACTTCGCGCCGCAGGTCTCGATCCGCTTGTCGCAGCCCGCACGGATGGTGAAGGCGTCGCCCTCGGAAATGGCGCGCACCGGCGCTTCGAGCAGGGTCAGGATCGCGATGCCGTCGGTCACGTCTTGGCCCAGCACTTCCGCGCGACGCCCGGCATTCGCGCCGGAGGTCCAGTCAAGCGTGCCGAAGGTGAACCAGCCAGCGTCGAAGCCGCCTAGACCGGAGGCAGTGAACGCGCGGTCGCGCAGGAGGTCGATCACCGAGCCCATCCCCTTGAAGGCCGGATCCTCGAGATCGACGCCGCAGCGCGCATCGCCGAGCGCGGCATCGCAGGTCGCCTGGAAGGTCCGCCCCACCGTCTGCCCGAGCACATGGGCCAGCGAGCGCACCTCCGCGACGAAGGCCAGCCGCCCGCGCCGGATCTGGCCGATGGCCCCGCGCCGCATCAGAACGCGCTGCGCGGTGTCCGCCCAGTTCACGCGCCAGACCTCCACCGACGCATTGTCCCAGCGGCCGTCGAGGATGTCGGTCTCGGTGATGCGGTCGGAGGTCAGCACGCCTTCCGCGTCCTGCGCATCGACCGACAAGTCCGAGCCCGAGCGAACCTCGGATGCCGTCAGCCCGCTCTCGGGTTCGAAGTCCGTGCCATCGAAGCTGAGCGTGCGGTCGTGATCGGTGAAGCCGAAGGTGACGCCGTCGGCCCGGGCGATCCGCCAGCACCAGCCGAGCGTCGTCGTGCCCTCGTCGAGATGGGCCTGCAGAGCGGGCGAAAGGGATTTCATCGGCAGGTTCCTGTCATGCGGTCGTCGAGATCGGCGATCCAGGTCGCCCATTCCGGGGGCACGTCGGCGACGGCAGAGGCTGGCGGTCGGGCCAGCCGCGCCTCGGCATAGGAGGCGCAGCCCGCATCACCAGCGCCCATCGTTGCGTCGCAGGCGGTCAGCAGGATCGCCAGCACCGCGACCGTCACGAACCGCATCCCGCCCGCGCTCGACACGGTTGTTCTTGTCTTCGATCGCATCGTGTTCCGCCTCCCGTTTGCCTTCCGTGCGGCCCCAGAACCGGCCGAGGACGACGCCTCCGATCACACCGAGAGCCGCGACCAGCCAGATCAGGAACTCAGCCATCGTCGTGATCCCCGCGCGCGGCGGCGACGCAGAGGGCGACGACGAAAACGCCGAGGCCGCCGCCCACGATCATTCCTGCGAGGAACTCAAGCATCGCCGCGGAACCCGCGCTCGATCCGGTCACGCAAGCCGATCAGGCCCAGCCCGAGGAACATCAGCCCCGCAGGCGAGGCATCGCCACTGCCGGCAAGCAGCGCGACGAAGCAGGAGAGTTCGCCGAGCGGCCCGGTGGCGGGCAGCGCGAGCGAGGCAATGCCGGTGAGCATGGCGAGGCACCCCGCCCACCAGGTGAGCGAGGTCAGTCGGATGTAGCGCATGGATCAGGCCTTCCGGATCAGGGTGGAGAAGAACGCGCTCAGACGGGCAAGCCAACCGATGGCAGGTTCATGTGTGGCAGCAGGCACGGATGGACTCGACACCGGCACGCCTGCGGGGCGCAGCAGCGCCAGCGCCTCGTCCTCGGTCAGACGCCGGATCGGTCGCGAGAAATCGACCCGGCCGTTACGGTCGACCGGCCAGACCGGGATGGTTCCGGTTGGATAGCGGCCCGTTGCGAAGAGATCGCGTTCTGCCTCGCGGCGCGGGCGGATCGCGACGGGCTTGAGCCACCCCATGAAGGCTGCTGCTGCGGCAGCCCGGTCGCCCGCGTTCAGGTGCCGGGTCAGCGCCGCCTTGGCGATGCCGCCGGTATTGTAATGGAACGAAACCAGCGCATCGAACTCATGCGGTTCGAGCGGCACCTTCACGGCGCCCAGGACGGCTGCCTCGTAGCGCGCGAGGTCGGCGCGAAAGACCCGGAAGGCTTCGCTGATCCCTGCGTCGAGATCGGCGGGTATTCCGCGCGGCATCCTGGCGGGATCGGGTTCTCCGGCTGCGGCCGTGTGGCCGATGCCGAAGGTCCAGACCTGTTTCACATCCGTGTAGGGTCCGGGCACGATACCTTCGTGCCGGACGAGGGCCAACAGGCCCCGGTCGGTCATCTGCATGGAAATCACCCCAGAAGCGAGAGGATCAGGATCAGCGCGGCGATGGCGATGCCGACGCCCAGGCGGTGGCGGAAGGCCTGGCCGGGGTCGGCCGGGTCGCAGCGCAGGGAGCGCGCGAGGCGAAGAAGGTCATGCATCGCCATCGCCTTTCCCGGCATGGCGCAGGCGGGCGAGCAGCACCTCGATGAAGGCCGGCCCGAAAACGCCGACCAGATAGGCGGCCGATCCGGCCGCGCCACCGGCCGGGATCGCCTCGGGCGGCAGACCGAGCCAGCGGGTGATGATCGCCATCGACAGGCTCCCCATCCCGGCCGCGATCAGACCGCCGAGCAGGATGTGGCGCAGCGCGTCGCGCAGCCGCATTTTCGTGGTCAGCGCGTTGGTCGCGCCCCCGAGCGCGCCCCATGCGGCGAGGATCACCGCCGTGGAGGCGAGCAGTTCCTTCAGCGCCGCCGCCAGAAATCCGGTTTCATCATTCATCGTCGGATCTCCAGAAGCGGGATGGAGGTGATGGAGCCCAGCCGTTCGAGATCGAGCGTCACGTCGAGCACGTCCGTGTCGAAGCGGACCGGGACATCGAACTCGAAGCCCGCGGTGATCGCGACGCCGGAACCCGGCGCGGTGGTGAAGGTGATGACGCCGGTCGTGGTATCGACGGACCAGCCGGACGCCTGCGATGCATCGTTCAGAGCGACGGTGACCGAGCCCGCGACCGGCTTGGTGATGGTCCGCACCCATGTCTGGCTGCCCGAGACGTAGCGCTTCACCAGCTGGAATGTCGTTGTCGCACCGTCGCCGGTGCCGATCGCCTGATCGGTCGGCGCTGGCGTGCCCGAGGGCAGGCAGGACTTGTAATCGCCCCAATCCTTGAACCGGAAGCCATGGAGGCGACCGTTCCGCGCCTCGAAGAAAGCGACGACCGCCGCCAGATCGTCGGCGCGGCGGATGCCGTAGGCCACATCATAGCGGCGCCGGGAGTTCGCCCAGCTGGCGTTGCGCTCCTCGTCGCCCGAGGCAAGTTCGACGATCTGGGTGCGCCGCTCGGGCCCGCCGCGCGCGCCGCGGCTGATGTTGTCCGGGAACCGAACCTCATGGAACGCCATGGCTTACATCCCCCGGCGCCCGAGCGACACCGCGCGGGCGATGTCCGCCGCGACCTGCGTGCGGGATTGCCGGAAGCTCTCGGCGTCGCGGGCCATGATGGTGACGTTGATCCCGCCGCCCGCGCCGTAGCTCTGCGCCTCGCGGCGCGAGAGCACGCGCTCGCCCCTTTGCAGGATGGCCGGGACCTCGTCGTGGCGAAGGCCGACAGCGCCGCCCGAATGCATCCGGGGCGCGGCGGCGAAGGCCATGGCCGGCACCATGCGCGAGGCTCCGGACGATCCGACCATGCCGCCTGCGTGCAAGATATTGGCGAAGATCCCTCCCGCGCCGCCGAGCGCGCCCGAGAGCGCATTGGCGATGGGGCCGAGGATGAAGCGCCGCGCCGCCAGCTTCGCCAGATCGGCGATGAGCGAGGTCACCAGATCGCGGAAGTTCAGCTTGCCGGTTTTCACGAACTCACCGACCGCGTCCTCGGCCGACTGGAACGCGCTGACGAGGCTCTGGCCGATATCGCCGCCGATCTCCCGCGCCCGGCTGGCATAGTCCGAGAGCGCCGCCGTCACGGCCCGCCATCCGGTCAGCGCACGCTCGGCTCCTTCGCCAGTGGCGGTTCCAGCACCGCGGGCAGCACCTCCGGCGCCGTTGGCCGCAGTTGCGGTGTCGTCGAGCCCGGCCGCCAGTGCATCGGCGGAGGTCGCGGCATCCGTCAGCGCGGCCTCAGACTCCGTGCCGGACCCGGTCACGGCATCCTTCAGCGCCTGCCAGGCGGCGAGCGGCCGGGTCGCGGCATCGGTCAGCATGCCAGCAGCTTCCGCGTAGGCATCGGCCCGGGCACGCGCGTCATCCGCCATGGCACCGAGCCCGAGATCGGGCGGTGCGATATAGGTCCGGGCGAGCGCGTCTGAGAACGCATCGGCCGCTGCCGTACCAGCCGCCGTCGCTGCGCCCTCGAACGGGTTGTCGATCCTGCTCAGGTCCACCGCATCGAGCGTGCCGATCCGCACGCCGCCTTCGCCGGTCGCCCATTCGGGCAACAGGGCCAGCGCGGCGTTCAGGGTCTCGATGAAGCTGTTGATGCGGGTGACGACGCCGTTCAGCATCGCCTCCACCCCGCCGATCAGCCCGTTCGCCGCCTGGTAGGCGAAGTCGCCGATGGCGCCCGGCAGGCTGCCCCAGATCGCCACCGCGCCATCATAGGCCCCCTGGAAGATCGCGACAGTGCGGTCCCCAAACCCCACGACACCCGCGACGGTGCCGTCGAGGGCCGAGAGTGCGGCGGCCTTCAGCCCCTCCCACCCAGCCGCCATGCGGGCCAGTGCGGCGTCGAGCGCAAGCCCGATGCGCGACCAGACCTCGGAGGCCAGATCGGAGAGCAGCCGGAAAGCTTCGCCGACCCCACCCACGCGGGCGACGAACTGGGACAGCTGATAGATCAGCTCGCCCACGCCGACGATCAGGGCCCCGATGCCGGTGCGGATCAGCGCGCCGCGTAGCACGACGAGCGCAGTGGCGAACCCACGGACCGACAGCGCGGCGGCGGTCAGCCCGGCGACCCAGCGACCCGCGAGGAAAGTCGCGAAGGTCACGGCATAGGTCGTCAGGCGGCCGATGTTGTCGAAGAGCCCGCGGATCGCGATGCCGAGCGGGCCGGTGCGGCTGGCAATCGCGGCCATGGCATTGGCAACTGCCTCGAGCGCCGGGGCCGCGGCGACGGCCAGCTGGTTCGAGAGGCCGCGCCAGATCAGACCCAGCCGCGAGATGGCATCATTCGTGCGCTCGATCTGGTCGGCATCCTGCTCGGAGACGACGACGCCGAAGGCAAGCACGTCCTCCGTCGCCTGGCGCAGCGTCGCCGTGTCGATCCGGCTCATGGCGATGGAGCCTTCCTCGCCGAAGAGCTGACCCGCGACGGCCGCGCGTTCGGCGGCGGGCACGAAGCTCTCGATGGCGGCGTTGATGGCACCCACCCGCTGGTCCAGCGGCAAAGCGATCAGCTCGTTGGCGGAAAGGCCCAGCCGGTCCAGCGCATCGGCAGCGGGACCGGTTCCGGCGGCCGCCTGGCTGAGACGGCGCGTCAGGTCCTTGGTCGCCTGCTCGATCCCGGACATGGACACGCCCGCCAGTTCGCCCGCGCGCTCCAGCGTCTGGATTGAGGCAACCGTGGTGCCGAGGGACTGTGCGAGCTTGGCCTGTGCATCGACGCTCGAGAGGCCGGAGCGGATCATCGCCACGCCAGCGGCTGCGGCCGCTGCCACGGCGGCTGTGGCGGCTACACGGACCCGCCGCGAGAAGGCCGCGAGCCTTGCGTTGGCTGCTTCCATCTCCCGGCTGAGCCGACCGAAACCTCGGGCACCGGCTTCGCCGACGCCTTCCAGCTCGGCACGCACCTGCCGACCACCGACCGCCGCAAGGCGGACGCTGACGCGTTTTTCAGCCATTGGGGCGTTCCATCTGTTCGTTGAGTTTGGCGACCATCACCGCTTCGATGACGGGCAGAAGTTCGGCCGCGACAGCGGGCGGCACGCCGAGGGCCTCGCCAAGAGAGAGCGCGGCAGTCAGGTCCCAGCCGACGATGGCGCCGGGGATCACCCGCATCTGTCCCCCGAGGCGGCCGACGAGGTCCCAGACCTGCCAACCCTCATGGGTCAGCGGTCGGTTCAGCCGCGCCGGGCAGCCTTCGCACGCCGTTTTGCAGGCGGCGCAATATCGGTCGCCCCCGCCGAAGGACCATTCGGCGAGAGCGCAGAGGCGTTTTTTTCCTGTTCCAGCAGCAGGCCTTTCGAGACGTAGGTCAGCTGGAAGGCCTCGAAGACCGGCCAGATGTCGAGGAGCGCGTCGATGGCCTCGGGGCTGGGATCGATCGGCTTGCCGTCCGCATCGCCGATGCCGTCCCAGGCGAGCACCGCCCGCCGAGCCAGCGCCTTGGCGAAGGCGACGGCGCGTTCCTCGTCGGGAGCCTCTTCCGGCACCGCTTCTACGGCGGGATCGCTGCGGGTCGCCACCATCAGCGCGGTCGTCAGCGGGCGCAGCTGCACCCGCACGCCGGGCGCGAGGTCATGCCAGCGCGGGGCTTTGGTCAGGTCGAGCGTCAGCATTCTCAGTACACCTCGATGTCGTTGATCAGGGTTGCGGTGCACATCCGGCCGACGACGCTGTCGCGCGCCGCCTGCCAGTCGAAGGTCGCCTGGACGCCCTGCGGCCCGGAAATCTCGATCCGGGGGCGCGGCAGGTAGACGGCGTGCACGGTGAAGGTGAAGCTCTCGCCCGAGGGCAGGACGTAGCCGAACTCGAGCTCGCAGGGATCGCCATTTATTGCCTGCGTCACCAACGTGCTGTCGGCGAAGCGGACCTCGATGGAGCCCGTCAGCGCCGCGATGGAGGGATCCGCGCCGTCGATCCGGCCATCGCTGCGGATTGTCTCGATCCGGTCGAGGTTGTTGGCATAGGTGATGTCGGCCGAGACCACGTTGCCGAGGGCCGAACCGTTGCGGGTGATCGACCCGTTGAAATGTCCGAAGCGCTTCAGCTCCAGCGCGGCGGGTGTCCCGGCGCTGGTCGTTGTGCCCACCGTCTCGCCTTGCGCCACCAGCCGGGCGGTTGCGGTCAGCAGGCCAGACCGCTGCATCTGCCAAGTGATCTGGTCGAGCACGCAGCCGGAATACATGGCGTAGCGCGGCACCTCCGGCATGCCGGTCTCGATGGAGAGGCTCGGCAGCGTCCAGGCACCCGACTGGAACTCGTGCGTCCAGGGACCAATGCCGGTCGTGGTCGGCGCACCGAACGCGGCCTTAAGCCAGAAGCCGAAGGCCTCCGCATCGAGCGGCACCACGACATCGCCGTCGGCCGTCACCGCGTCCTTGATCGGCGCCAGCGGATCGCGGCCGTAGCCGAGGAGCTCGGAGTTCAAGAGCGGCTGCTCCGCGCCCAACGTGGTGCTGGCAAACGGCATCTTCGTGAATCCGCCGGCGGGCGGCGTGCCGTAGACGGTCTCGAACGCAAGCGCCATCTGCGCCCGCGCCCCTTGGGCTCGTGCCATGGTGTTCTCCTCGGGTTGTCGGGGTCAGCCGAGCGGGTCGGCCGTGGTGTAGTGAAGGACGACCGGGATCACGGCCGCCTTCAGGCTGGCCGCGCCATCGACCGGCAGATCGACTGGCCTCGGCGCTTCCGCCTCGACCCAGTCGCAGAGGCCGCCGAGCGTGCGGTCGGCCGCGAGCGCCGCGCCGATGCTGGCGGTCAGCGTGTCGAAGGCGGCGTCACGGTCGGCGCCCTGCACAACGGCCTCGATCTCGGCTCGGTGCTGGTAGTGGTAGGTCAGCGGCGACAATGTCACCTCGGGGTCACCTGGCTCCCCGTCGCGCAGGATCAGCAGGCCATCGGCCGGGACGCGCTCGGGCAGCACGTCACCCCGCAGCGCGGTGGCGGGCAACGCCGAAAGCCGCGCGTGCAGCGCGGTGAGGATGGTTTCACGGGGGGTGGGCATGGATACTCCGGATAGCGCCAAGCGACGAGTAACAATCAGCATGCATGTTTGACATATCAGTAAGCAAGTTCTAGATAGCGATTATCCCATTCAGGATATGCCTCATGATCACCGGCCCCCAGATGCGCGCGGCGCGCGCCCTTCTCGGTATCGACCAGAAAACCCTGGCCGAGCTATCCGGGCTGTCCGTCCCGACGATCCAACGCATGGAAGCCAGCGCCGGCAATGTGCGCGGCGTGGTTGACAGCCTGACCAAGGTCGTCGCGGCGCTGGAACTCGCTGGTGTCGAGCTGATCGGTGAAGGCACCCCCAGCACGGCAGGCGGACGCGGCGTTCGCCTGAAATCTCCACCCCCGAAACACTAACCCTAAACTTCGCGACGGCGACCGCCGACCACATGCCGACGATCCCGCCGCAACCCATTCAAGGTGCGGCCCCAGATGAAAGACCAGACCAGACAGACCGGCGACACGCCCAGCTTCGCCGAGCTCTACACCCCGAAACTCGTGACCGTCCTGCGCGAGGGCTACGGGCTGACGCAGTTGCGGGCGGACGCCATTGCAGGGCTGACCGTCGCCATCGTGGCGCTGCCGCTCTCCATGGCGATCGCCATCGCTTCAGGCGCGACCCCGGCTCAGGGGCTCTACACCGCCATTGTCGGCGGGTTCCTCGTCTCGCTGCTCGGCGGATCGCGGTTCCAGATCGGCGGGCCCGCGGGCGCCTTCATCGTGTTGGTCGCGGCCACGGTCGCGCAACACGGGATGGAAGGGCTGATCCTTGCGACCTTCCTCTCGGGCTTGATGCTGGCGGCCGTCGGCTTCCTGCGACTCGGCACCTTCATCAAGTTCATTCCCTTTCCGGTGACGGTCGGCTTCACCGCGGGGATCGCGGTCATCATCTTCGCCAGCCAGATCAAGGAACTCTTCGGCCTGACGCTGGAGCATGAACCGGGTGAGTTGCTCGAAAAGCTCCCGGCTTTGTGGGAGGCCCGTTCGAGCTTGACGCCCGCTGCGCTTCTCGTCTCGGCGGCGACCGTGGCGATCATCCTCGGGCTTCGTCGCTGGCGACCGCATTGGCCGGGCATGCTGATCGCGGTGGGTGTCGCGGCCTTGGCGACGGCGCTTCTGAACCTGCCGGTGCAGACCATCGGCACGAAGTTCGGCGGTATCCCCTCGACCCTGCCGGCCCCCAGCCTGCCGGACCTGTCAGTCGAGAAGATCATGGCCGTTCTCCCCGCCGCGATCTCCTTCACGCTTCTCGGCGCCATCGAGTCGCTTCTTTCCGCCGTGGTTGCCGACGGCATGACCGGGCGTCGGCACCGCTCGAACTGCGAGCTTGTGGCACAGGGGGCGGCTAATATCGGCTCGGCCCTCTTCGGCGGCTTCTGCGTCACGGGAACCATTGCACGGACCGCGACCAATGTGCGCTCGGGTGCACACGGGCCGGTATCCGGCATGCTGCATGCGCTGTTCATCCTGCTCTTCATGCTGATCGCCGCGCCGCTCGCCGCCTACATTCCACTGGCCGCGCTCGCGGGTGTCCTTGCCGTCGTCGCCTGGAACATGATCGAGAAGCCCGCCATCGCCATCCTCTTCCGCTCTGGCTGGGGCGAGGCGACGGTGCTGGCCGCCACCTTCTTCCTGACCATCTTCCGCGACCTGACCGAGGCCATCGTGGTCGGCTTCGCGCTCGGCTCGGTCCTCTTCATCCAGCGGATGAGCAAGACCACCGCCATCGCCAGCCACACGCCCTTCGTGGGACGGGACGAGGCGGACGGCGCGCACCCGCGTGGCAGCTATGACGAAGAGGTCGCCGCGAATCCGGAGGTCGTGGTCTACCGCATCACCGGCGCGCTCTTCTTCGGTGCAACCGCATCCATCGGCTCGGTGCTCGACCGCATCCAGGACAGCCACAAGGCGCTGATCGTCGATTTCTCGGCAGTGCCCTTCCTCGACTCGACCGGCGCCAACATGATCGAGGGTCTCGCCCACAAGGCCCACAAGCGCGGCGTCGCGCTCTGGCTCACAGGCGCCAGCCGCGACATTCAGAGGGTCTTCGTGACCCACGGCCTGAAACGGCCCCTCGTGCACTACGCGGTCGGCATCGAGGAAGCGCTGGCAGCCATCACTGACGCCTCCAGCGATGCGCGGGAGGTGGCGTGATGCCGGGCGGCGCACCGGAAAGACGTCGCCGCCGCCAGAGGTTCGGGCCCGAAGAGCGCCGCCGCTTCGTTCTGTCCGCCCTCGAACGGCCACGCACACAGTCCGAGTTGCGGGACGCGCTTGGCATGAGCAACAGCGGCATCCTGCACCTCCTGAGACGCCTCGAGCGCGACGGGCTGGTCCGTCCAGCCGAGCGGGTTGCCTGGACGCGCATCTGGGAACGAACGCGAAACGGCGGCTGATGTCATGAACGGGCCCACTTCAATTGCCACGTCGAACAGGAGCAAGACGCCCGCCGCGTGGATCGCACTCCTCGAGTGCGTCGAGTCGGCAGAAGCCGGTGTTCTCAATCTCGACGGCGGCGCCCCACAAGTCGTGGCACTTGCCGAACGGCTCGTCGACCAAGGGCTCCTCCGTGTCCCACATGCCGGATGCTATTCTCTGACGCCGTCCGGTCGTGAGATAATTGCACATGGCAAGACCGCGCCATCCAGAGAGAGAGTGACGCGATCGTGGCGCGCGACCATTCCGCTGTTGATTGCCAGCTTCGCAGCAATCGCTCTCGCTCTCTGGGCAAGCCTTTGACACCAAGCCTTTACAGCCGCCCCTCCACCCAGTTCGCCACGATCAGCCCCGGCACGCTGTCCAGCGCCCGGTCCGCATCGCGCGCCAGGTCTAGCCGCTTCGGCAACTTGACCTGCGGCACCAGCAGGAAGATCGGCGCGCTCACCTTACCGCGCCCGGTCTTGGAGCGTGATACGACCGCCTGGCCCTTCGTGTTCAGCCGCCCCTCCGCCACCAGCAGGCTCGGGCCCGTCCGGCGATAGACGAACCGTAGCCTCAATCCGCGGCGTCGTTCCCATTCGCCGGGGGTGATCCGGCCGCCGCGCAGGGATTTGCCCGCGGCGGGCAGCGGGATCGCCAGCCAGAACCCGTTTTTCGAGCGGATCAGCGGGCCGGTGTCGTGGGCACCGACGATGACCGGCGCTTGCGACCAGACCAGCGCCGCGGCGTCTAGGCTCTCGCCCGAACTCGGGAAGTTCTGGCTCCGGATCGAATTGGCGAGCCGGGGCCCGAGCCCCGCGCCGGTGATCTGCAACCGCCAGGCGGTCTTAAGCCCGGTCCCGGCCTCGCGCATTGCCGCCGTGACAGCGCGTTCCCCCGCCGCGACCTCGGCCGCCATCAGGGCGACGATGTCGGGATCGATGGCGAGTTTCAGTTTCACGCAGGCCTCAGATCGACAGTCCAGACCAGCCGCTCGCGATCACGGACGGGCTCGCCCTGTATCAGGAAGGCGTCGCCCTCAATCTCGATGCGGTCGCCGGGGCGCGGGGCTGGCACCTCGGCCACGCGCAGGTCGATCCGGGTGGCCTCGGACCAGAGCCGCGCATCGCCGAAGTCGGTGATGGCATCCGCACGCCGGGCGACGACGCGCACCAGAACGGGCGCGCCGCCCTCGGGTGTGTAGACCGCGTCCCGGCCGATGTTCGGATCGGCGAAGAGCGCACCCACGGCGGCGGCGAAGGCGCTCATCAGAACGCGCCGTTCAACCGCACCCGGCCGATGGTATCACCAGCGCCACCCGCGACTGCCTCGGTGGCGACACCGATCAGCGTGTTCGAGGTCGCCACGTTGGTGGTGCGCTTGTTGGTGTCGTCCCAGTAGATCCTGCCACCCGCGGTCCAGGCTTGCGAACCGATCTTGGTGATGTCGAAGACGCCGGTGAGCGCGGTCTCGACGTTTTCGCCGAGGGCGGCGGTGCCAACAGCGATGCCGAAGGTGGAGCCGACGAGCAGGCCATCGCCGGAGGCGACGGCGTAGGGCGCGGTCAGGGTGATGGTGTTGCCGGGCTGGACGAAGTTTTTCATGGGGGTGATCCTCGTGGAAAGACGAAGGGCGGCCCGATTGGACCGCCCGTGTGCCAGGGTTCAGGAAGCGCGCCTTACGCGCCCGGGTTCTTGTAGAGACCCCGCCAGTCGATGGCCTTGGCGCCGAAGTCGAGGCGACACTTGATCTCGACGCCGTCGACGTCGAAGCCGTTGCGCGTCTCGATGTAGGCGCCCTGCTGACCCTCGAGATAGGCGTACTCGATGGTGTCGATCTGGTTCGGGCTGGCGGCCAGATACCAGGCGGTCTCGCTGGCGGCGTCGAGCCGGGGCTCGCTGATCGGCGCGAGCGTCCGGATCGACTGCGGCACCACGCTGGACGTCGCGGCGGGGACCAGGTTCTGGGCGACCAGCTGCTCGGCCTTCAGTTCCAGCGAGGCGGGCACGATCAGGAAGGCCGGGCGGACGTTGAGCACCGTCTTCTTGTCGAGGCCGGTCTGCTTGGCCATCGCGGCGCGGGCTGCCCCCACACTGCTGACATCGAGCGCCGCGCCGGTGCCCGCGAGGTTCTTGTGCGTGGCATGGAACAGCGCGTTGCCGTCGGCCATCGCCGGGTTGGCGGTGATGATGCCCCAGACCACGTCCGACTCCAGCTGCGCGATGGAGTTGCCGTACATCGCCGGAATCCGGGTGAAGGCGTCGAGATCGTCGTTGATCAGCGTCTGGCGGGTGATCGCGACCACCCGACCATAGGTCTTGACCTTGTAGCTCTCCTTCGACTCCCCAAGGGTGCCGCGCTTGAACTCGCCGCTTTCGCCCACTTCCAGAAGCTGCGGCGCTTCGCCGAGCTGGACCCGGTGCATCGCCTTGAAGTCGGTCGCCAGCACCTGGCGGCAGAAAAGCGAGAAGGTGCGCGGATAGGCGTCATAGGCTTGGCGGAGCGTCTTGTTGGTGACGGCCGAGAGGATCTCGGGGAAGTCCGAGGTCGAATGCAGCGCGCGCGTCGCCACCTCATCGCGCGACAGGCCGCGGGTGTTCACCCCGGAGTTGCCGAGGCTTTCGCGCGCCAGTTCCAGAAGCGTCATGCCGCGATACTGGCGGGCTGCGTCCTCCAGCGGGAACAGCGTCGGGCTGTAGCGGTGAAGGAGCGCGTTCGCCACGGCATCGCGACGGGTGATGCGTTCATCCCGGCCGCCAAGAGGGACCGAGACATGCGGGAAGGTCCGGGTCTCGTCGGATTTCGCTGCGACCTGATCGAGGATCAGGCGGCGCGACTCGTCGACGCTGACGCCGCGTTTCACCAGTTCCTCGGCGAAGCTGCGCTCGAGGTTCAGCCGCCCGGCCAGATCATAGATGGTGGAGACGCGGTCGCGCTCGGCCTCGCGGGCGCGGGTCGCGATGGCCTCGGTGTCGGGGGCCTCGGGCTTGGGGGCCTTGGGCTGGCTGCGCGTCTCAGCCGCGCGCGTCTGCGCCTCGGCCGCGCCGGTCTTGTCGTCGGGCATGGTGATCTCCTCGGTCGCTGCCGTGTCGGGGGTGTCGTCGGCCGGGGCGGCCGGGGTCGTCTTGTCGGTCATCGGGGATGCTCCTTCGCTGGTTTCGGCGTCCCGGCGATGGAGGACGCAGTCGTGATGTTCGCCCTTGGCGCGGAAGCCCGCGGCGGGATCGGCGCCGACCGGCACAGCCGAGATCTCGAACGGGGTCCAGTCGACCGCCCGCCAAAGCTCGCGCCCGCCATCGGGCTTGGAGATGTCGAAGCGGTGGACCTGGTAGCCGATCGAGACGGCCCGGATGTGCCCGGCCTGAATGTCGCGCCAGATCGGCTCGACGTCGGCGCGCTCGCTGATGCGCACCTGCGCGATGCCGCGACCGTTCTCGATCCGCACTGAGCCGGGCACGACCGAGCCGATGACGGCGTCGAGCGTGTCAATCTCGTGCACCTTCAGGAATGGCGCGCCCGCGTTCAGCCGGTCGAGCCGCACATGGGCGGGATCGAGGCTCAGTTCCTCGTCATAGGGTTCACCGAAGAAGCTGGCGCGACGGACGCGCGCGCCTGCCGACCAGATCACCTCGACGGTGCGCGCGTCATTGTCGACGCTATTCGGCGCAAGCTCCGCCGACCGGCGCAAGGCCGGCAGTTCGATCATCGTGTCCATGGAGTCAGTCCTGTTGGTCGGCCTGAGCCGGTGTGGTTTCCGGATCGGCGGGGGCTGTCTGGTCGCCCGCCTGCGCGCTGCCGGTTTTGGTGACGCGGCGCGGGTCGCTGTCGAGCACGAGGCCGAGTTCGTCGAGCTTGGCGTTGGTCGCGGCGATTTCCGCCAGCACGGCATCGGGGTTGCGACCCTGCCGGGCGATGGCCTGCGCCAGCGTCATGGTGCCCGAGCGGATCGCCAGCAGGTCTGCCATCGCGTCCTTCTGCGGATCGACCGCTTCGAATTTCGGCGGCTGCCATTCGACCGGCACATCCGGCGTGGGGATCTGGCCCGCAGCCCATGCGGCTTCCGTAAACCAACGCCAGACCGGCGCACAGAACATCGGGATGAAGAGTTGCCATTGGACGGCGTCGATCTGGCGGCGGAACTCCACGAGCCCGGCCCGGATCGAGGAATAGTTGACCTGGGACAGGTCCCCGGTCAGCAACTCGTAGGGCACCCGGAAGCCCGCCGAGATCGTGTGCAGGCTGGCGCGCTTGTATTCGCCGTAGCCACCGGTAGCGGAGGGCTGGTTGAAGCGGATGTCCTTGCCGCCGCGGGCATAGGCGATCAGCCCCGGCTCGAACTGCTCCACCCGGTTGCCGTCGGCATCGACCACCGAGGGCGCGATGCCCTGCTGCGCCTCGTCGTCGCCGAAGACGATGGCGGTGACGCAGGCCTCGGTCTTCTTGCGGACCAGTTCGGCAACCTCGTAATCGTCGAGGTCGCGCAACGACCGGATCACCGGCGCGCCCCAGGGAACGCCGCGTGCCTGCGTGCGCTGCTTCTCATAGACATGGGCGACCTCGGTCGCTGGGACCGGGCGCGATCCAAGTGCGCCGTTCAGCGCGCCCCAGGCATCGCCGGGGTGCTCGGCATGCAGCCAGTAGGCCCGGCGTTTGCCGACCGGGTCGAACTCGATCCCCTGCACGAGGCGTCCCGCGCCGAGGACGCCGGATTTCGTGGCGTCGAGGAAGTCGGCCTCCAGCACCTGCAATTGCAGCGGCACCGGAAGACCGTCGCTCGCACGCCGCAGGCGGCGGCGCACCAGGACTTCGCCCGCCTCGACCATCTCGCGGCAGATCAGCGTCTGCAGACCGTAGAAGTCGAGCTGACCGTCGGCATCGCAGTCGGCTGTCCAGCGTTCGAACAGCGCATCGACCTTCCGGTCGAGCTTGTCGTCGCCGCTGGCGGCGCGCGGCATGATGCCTGCGCCGATGATGTTGTTCACCAGCACCGCCACGGCCTTGGCCGCATGCGGGTTGTTTCGCACCAGATCGCGCATCCGGTCGCGCAAGAGCGCTCCCGCGACGCCGATCTCGGTATCGGCGGAGGATCCCGGTGCCCGCCAGCCCTCCGTCCGCCTCCCGCGCGCGGCCCCGTCATAGCCCCGTGTGAGGGTCTCGAAGGCCTTACGGGCCAGCACGCGCCTCGCGGCGGCCCGAGGCGCGACGGTTGCAATGGCCCTGTCAAACCAGTTGGCCGACATCACCGGTCCCCGCGCGAGAAGCCCGCAAGCCCGGCCACCGGTAGCGGCCGAGTGGCCCCCGCGATGGCGCGCTCGATGGTCCGGATGCGGGCGAGCAAATCCTCGGCCGAGCCGTAGTCCACGGATTTGCCGTCATAGCTGACCCGGGTCGTGCCGCTGGCATAGGCCCGGCGCAGCGCCGAGAGCTCGGTTTCCGTCCAGTCGGTCATGTTCAAAACCATCCTTCCCGCCGTCCAAGCCAGTCGGAGCGGCGCTTGCCCTGTGGGGCCTGTCCGGGCCGGTGAATTTGACCGGCGGGATCGGTGTCACCGTAAGGCGCGGACCCGAGCTGATCCTCAAGATCGCGCCATTTCTCCTCAGACCAGCGGTCCGCGCCCGCGATCCAGGCGGCGGCGCGGGCATAGACCCGGCAATCCAACGCCTCGTTGCGTTCGCGGAGTTTCTGCCATTCCAGCCGGGCGAAGCCGCGCTTGGTGCGCACCGTCACGAGCTGTTCGCCGACGACCTGCTTCAGCCATTCGTTCTCGACCCAGTGCGGCAGATGCACCGAGCCGGGCGGGAACGCGGCCCCGTCGGCGATGTCCTCCTCGGTCGGGCGCGTCAGCCGCAGGAAACGATAGGTTTCGGCCTTGAAGGTCGAGACCGCCACGGTCCAGAGCCGCGCCCCGCGCCGCAGGCGCTTGCCGCCCTCAGTCGCATCGACGAAGGTCGGCCCCGACACCGGGCTCGAGCGGTTGAACCCCTCGACGCCCTTCACCGGCGACACCTGCGCGAAGCCTTGAACCCGCGACCAGGAATAGACCGCCGGAGCCTCGTAGCCCGTGTCGATGGCAAGCCGCGCGATACGCAGATGTGCGCCGCGTTCATGTGGCCAGGACCTGTCCAGCAAGGCCGTCAGTTCCGACCACGCGTCGTGCCGGTCCGGCCCGCCCTCGATCACGACGTGATCGACGAGCCAGCTTTCCAGCCCACGGCCCCAGGCCCAGACATCGATCTCGATCCGATCCTTCTGCACGTCCGCCCCGGCCGTCAGAAACAGCCCGCCCGCAGGCACCGTGCCGGCTGTCCAGCGCTCGCGCCGGTCGTAGAGCCGCTGCCAGTCGGGGGCTTCCCCGGTCTCGACCCATGTCTCGCCGAGGATCGTGTTTCGGAACGCCTTGATCGCCTCGTCCGACCCCTGAGCCGCGTCCCATGCCCGCACGATCCGCTCCCAGCTTAGCCAGCCGATCGGCGAATAGAGCGCCGAGAGGTGATACCCGACCGTGGTCGGATCGGCGGCCGTGGCGGTCGCCCGCCATTCGCCTCCCTCCAGCATCGCCGTCTTGTGGTGCTCCGCGATTGCCGCGTCGCAGCCCTCGCAGTGATATTCCGCCGTTTCCGGCTTGCCCTTCTGCCAGCGCAGCCGGTCGAACTTCAGCCACTGCATCGCCCCGCAATGCGGGCACGGCACGAAGTATCGGCGCTGGTCGCTGGCCTCGAACTCCCGCTCGATCCGGCTCAGGCCACGGATCGTCGGCGTCGAGACCAGGAAGATTTTGCGCCGATGGGCGAAGGTCAGCGACCGGGCCTCGGCCAGCGTGACCGGATCGCCTTCCTCGTCGGCGGACGCCGGATAGGCGTCGACCTCGTCGAGGAAGATGTACCGCGCCGGGGTGGACCGCAGCCCGACCGCCGAATTGGCCCCGGTCATGATCAGGATGCCGCCCGCGAATTCCTTCGACAGCATCGTGTTGCCCGCGTCGCGGGATCGCGCGGGCTTAACCCGTTCGCGAAGCTCGGGGCTTTCGTCGATCAGCGGGTCGATCCGCTGGCGCGAGTTGCGTTTCGCCAGTTCCACGGTCGGCTGGACCGCCAGCATCGGGCCCGGCGCCTGGTGGATGGCGAACCCGATCCAGTTGTTGCCCGCCTCGGTCGCCCCGACCTGTGCGGCCTTCATGAACACGACCCTCTGCGTGGGATCGCCCGGCGACAGCCGGTCCATGATCTCGCGCATGTAGGGCGTGCGCACCGTGCGGTACCGCCCGGGCTCGGCCGAGGCCCGGCCCGAAAGCATCCGGTGCCGGTCCGCCCATTCCGAGACGGTCAGGTCCGCGTCGGGCCGCAATCCGGTGCCCCAGGCGCGCAGGATTTCGCCCGCGCCGTCGAAGTCCGTCAGGCCATCATCGTCACCGGAAGTCGGGCCGGACCTCGGCGAGTTCGTCGAGGTGGGCGCGTACATGTTTCTCCAGCACCTTCTGCATCGCGGCTGGCTCTACGCCCAGATCGGCCGCCATCAGCGCCGCCGCGCGCGCGGGCCAGTTCACCCATGCGTCCCGTTCCTCCCGCGCCAGCCGGAACACCAGCGCCAGCGCGCGGGCCCGCTCGATCAACTCCCCCTTCAGCTTCTGCAGACGGATGCGCCGCTCCTGCGCCTTCAGCACCTCATTCGCGGTCTTCGCCTGCAGGAAGGTCGTGCCGCCGCCGACGGCGGGGACTGCCAGCCCCTGTTCGCGGAGCGTGTCTCCGACAGCGGCCACCGCCGCCTCGGGGACGGGCTTCAGCTTCGGCGCGGGCGGCTTGCGGGTCTTGGACGGGTCCGTCGTTTCCGCCCGCCGCGCGTCGCTGGCGGCCGCGTTGATGCTGCCGTCGGGATAGAGGACCAGCCGCTCGGCCGTCTTCGCCTTCTGGATCGCGCCGCGCGACAGCCCGACATGGGCGGCGTACTGGCGCTCGCTCATGCCCTGCATCGACAGCTCCGATTATCATTCAAGATCATGTGCTTATCGAGTTGATAAGCCTCGCGGACAGAGGGAACGTGATCCCACGAAGACGATGCAACTCACCACGGAGCCACCACGATGACCAGCCGCGCGACCGACAACACGAAAGCCCTCGACGCCTTCATCGCCGCGAAGACGGAGATCGACGCGATGCTGGAGCGGCTCGCCGCCCTCAGCGCCGACCACTTCGAGACCAGCCCCGACGAGATCAACTGGGGCCATGTCGGCACCCTGAACCACTACCGCGCCAAGCTGCGCGAGATCACCGACATGGCCTTCAGCGAAGGCGAACACGCCGAGTGAGACGACCCGCTCCCGGTCCCGCCCGCCGACTGGCGGGCTCGACCTCGTAGAAGGGCCCGCATCCCGCGCGCCCCGATACGGGAGACGACGATGACCAAGCTTTCCGATACCCAAGCCCTGATCCTGAGCGCCGCCGCCCAGCGGCCCGAGCACATCGCCCTGCCGCTGCCCGAGAGCCTGCGGGGTGGCGCCGCCGCCAAGGTGGTCGGCGCGATGCTCGCCAAGGGCTTCCTCGAGGAGGTCGACGCCGACCTGCGCAAGGGCGAGCCCGTCTGGCGCGAAACCGGCGACGGCCACGGCGTCACGCTGGTCGCTACCGACGCAGGCCTCGCCGCCATCGGCATCGAGCCCGACGACGCGAGCACCGCGCCTGTGGGCGCGACGGATGCGCCGACCGAGCAGCCCGCGCCGGACACCCCCACCGAAACCGAGTCCGCGCCCAAGACGCGCACACCGCGCGAGGGCACGAAACAGGCCACGCTGATCGCCATGCTGCGCGCGCCGGACGGCGCGACCATCGAGGAGATCATGGCCGCGACGGGCTGGCAGTCGCACACGGTGCGCGGCGCGATGGCCGGGGCGCTGAAAAAGAAGCTCGGGCTCGAAGTGACCTCCGAGAAAGTCGAGGATCGGGGGCGCGTGTACAAACTCCCTGCCGCCTGACGCGAGGAACCCGACAAGTCGATGGCCGCCGTCCCGCCGGGGCGGCGGTCGATCATTTTGCGCTCCGCATCCGGATGGCCTCGAACACCCGGCGCAGGGCGAAGGAACGGGCGATCGACACGATGGTGAAGATGGCGCCCATCTTCAGGTTCTGCGCCAGCGTCGTGTGCAGCCCGAAAATCGGGAAGATCAGGATCTGCGTGACGACCGCAACGCCGTAGCCGACGATCACGTTGGCGACGGACTCGACCAGCGACATGGCGCGCGATTGCTTCATGTCGTCACCTCATCCATCGGCCAGCAGTTCAGCCGCCAGAGTTCTGAGCGCATGCGCTGCAACCAGTGGGACCACTCCGTTGCCACAGAGCCGAAGCCGGTCCACCCGGTGGGCCAGCCCATCAGCGCCTCTACGAACAGCGGGTTCAAGGTCCGGCGCGCATCGCAGGTATCGCTCCCAGCCATCGGCGTCACCAGGACCTGGCGGCCAAGCAGGCCGTTCACCGGCGTGTTCGCCAGTGTTGTCGCGCCATCCTTGTGATCCCGCGCCGTCGGCGTCATCCACATCCCCGCCGAATGGGTCAGGTCGGCCAACCGCCGGTTCCCCGCGCTCGGCTTGCAGCCGTCGTTCGCCATCGGCGTCGGCCACATCGCGGCTGTGGTCGCGAGGTTCATCCCGTGCTGGCCTGCTTCCTGCGATGGCGTCGGCTTCGTCTGCCGGTTCTCGTTGGCGCTGGCCCGAGGCGTCGGCCAGAGCCGCAACAGCTCCGTCCGGTTGCCGCCACTCGACCGGGTGCCAGAGCAGGCGCGCGGGGTCGGCCAGCTCGTCTCCTTCGCGGTGGGCGAGGATGAAGAGCCGCTCGCGCTTGTGCGGCGCGCCGACTTCCGCCGCCGTGAAGAGGCCTGCCGCAAGGCGGTAGCCCATGCCGACCAGTCCGCTGGCGACCTCGGGGAATCCGAGACGGAGATGATTGGCGACGTTCTCGAGGAACACGAAGGGCGGCTCGCATTCGCCGATGATACGGGCGACATGCGGCCAGAGGTGGCGCGGGTCGTCCGCGCCCCGGCGCTTGCCCGCGACGGAGAACGGCTGGCACGGATAGCCCGCAGTGACGATGTCCACCGTGCCGCGCCATGGGCGGCCGTCGAAGGTAGCAACGTCGTCCCAGACAACAGCCTGATCCAGGGACGCGTCTTCCATCCGCGCCACGAGAGTGGCTGCGGCGTAGGTTTCCCGTTCGACATGGCCCACAGCACGATATCCGGGGATGGCGATGGCGAGCCCGAGGTCGAGACCGCCCGCGCCAGAGCAGAGGGAGAGACCGAAAAGGCATGCGTCTCCGGCCCCGGAAGCGCGTCCGGAGGAAGGTAAAGCCAGGTCATGCATGTCACGCGGCGGTCTTGCGCTTTCGCGCGGGTTCGGGGGCGGCGTCCGTTGCCGGGGCATCGGCCGGGGCGTCGGCGTCGTCGCCGAGCCGCTCGGTCCTCACCTGCGCGAAGGTCCGTCCATCGCCATCGAGGATCGCGTCGCGGCCGGTCTCGGCCTGCCACCGTTCCAAGGCGACATCGACATAGGCGGGGCTGATTTCCATCGCGAAGACGCGGCGGCCGTTGGCCTCGCCCGCCATGATCTGCGAACCGGAGCCGGAGAACGGCTCATAGCAGAGCCCACCGCGGGCGACGTGCTGGCGCATCGGGATACCGAAGGCATCGAGGGGCTTCGGCGTCGGATGATCCGGGCGCTCGTCCTTCGCGAAGGACGCCATCTCCCAGGTCGAGGGCAGCGTCTGCTCGGCCACCTTAGGCGGGCGGTTCGGGCGGCGCCAGCCCATGAAGCAGGGCTCGTGTTTCCAGAGGTAATGGGAGCGGGTCAGAACCCCGCGGTCCTTCACCCAGATGATCTGCTGATGGACGAAGGCACCCGCTTTCTCCCAGCAGGCCTCGAGCATCGCCTGGCGGCGGGAGGCGTGCCAGCAGTACCAGGCGGCGTCCTCGGTAATGGCCTCGGCCACGGCGGCGGCGATGAAACCGTCGTATAGTTCCGCGCCCTGCGAGCTGTCGTCCCAGGTCGTGCCGTAGGACGCGGACCAATCCTTGTTCCGCGTCGGGTGGTTCGAGCCGTCGTAGTCGACGAGGTACGGCGGATCGGTGGCGAACAGGATCGCCCGCTCGCCATTCATCAGGCGGCGCACGTCAGCAGCGCTGGTGCTGTCGCCACAGAGCAATCGATGTTCGCCGAGGATCCACAGATCGCCGGTGCGCGAGGCCGGGTTACGCGGCGGTTCGGGGATGGTCACCGGCGGCACGGAGCCTCCAGCGCCACCTTCTTCACCGTCCCCCTCCGGTACGAAAGCCAGCAGCTTGTCGAGTTCGCCGTCGGAGAACCCGACCAGCGACAGGTCGAAATCCTCGGCCAGCAGGTCGTTCAGTTCCGCCGACAGCAGCGCCTCGTCCCAGGTGCCGAGTTCGGTCAGCTTGTTGTCCGCAATGCGATATGCCCGGCGCTGCGCCTCGGTCAGGTGTCCAAGCACGATCACCGGCGCTTCGGTCAGCCCGAGCTGCGTTGCGGCCAGCACCCGGCCATGGCCCGCGATCAGCTCGCCATCTTCGGCTACGAGGCAGGGCACGGTCCAGCCGAACTCGGCCATGCTGGCGGCGATCTTCGCAACCTGGTCCGGCCCGTGCGCCTTCGCGTTCTTCGCGTAGGGCTGGAGCTTGCCCAGCGGCCACATCTCGATCGCGTCCGGGGCGAAGCTCAGCGTCATGGTGGGCAAAGTTCCTCGGTCGGGTGGATGCCGGTGGCTTCCGGACTCCGGATGCCGGGCTGGACTCCATACGGGGTCCAGCGGCCACCAGCGGTGTCCGGTCGGAAGGCCAGCGTTCATTGGTGTTTGCGCGGGGCGTGGGTGGCTCCGGCTTCCGGGTGGCTTCCCAAAAATCCGGCCCTGTCGCTGGCGATGTCCCGCGCTTCGCCCGCCAGCATACGAAAACGCCCAGGAAGGAACCAAGATATCAAAGGCTTGGCAGTTCGGACCCTCACTGGTCCCCTCGCTGGACCCCGGAAGCCAGCGACGCGGCCTCTGCCTGCGCGCTCCTCTCCCGAGCATATTGAATCTGTAGCGTCCTGGACGCGATCTGTCTTGGCGTCTGGTGTCTCGCTTGAAAGTGTCTCGCCCACGCGACGGCTATTGACAGGTTCAGTGCGTCACCTTCGCCACCACGAAATCCATAGATCGCTTCGACGGCACTCGCTTGCCGTTCAGCCGCCAGACGATGACCGCGATGCCATACTGCCATCGGCGGTTGGCGGTGGCGCGGCTGATGCCCAACTCCCAGCAGATCGGCTTCCATGGCTTGCGGTTCGCCCGGAGCCACACAAGGCGCGCGTCGGCCGGGTCGAGCCAGCGCAACCACAGCAGCGCATCGTCGGCTTGGGTGATGTCGCGCGGGCCGGGCTTCGGCCGTCGCATCCGGGGTTCCTGACCGACCTGATCGGCGAAGCTGTGGAAATACTCAGGCCAAGCGTTGAAGTAGCCCTGTGGCTTCACCTCGGGCAGCGACCGGAAAACATCGGCAGCGCTCTCAAGGCGCGCTTCGACAATGGCAGGGGTCCACTCAGCCATGGGCGATCTCCCTTGGCTCGACACGCGGGCCGTAGAGTTTTTCACCCAGTTGGCGGACCAGTTCCTGCTCCGGCCAGGTGAGACGCGGGTCATCGATGGAGACGGCCAGCAGACCATGCTCGTGCCAGCCTTCCTGCTTGACGCGATCTGGATCACGGCGGGTGCCACCATAGCCTCGGGGATACCACCTCACGCGACACCCCCGTTCGTTTCGATTGCCCAATGCAGGATGGCGATGGCATCCGCCTCGTTGTCATCGGTGGGGCTGAACCCGCGCGCCCGCGCGGCCGCAATCATCGCTACCTTGTCGGCGTTGCCCTTCCCGGTGGCATGGCGCTTGATGGTGCCAACCGGAACGCCCTCATAGGGGATGCCGCGGAGTTCAGCCCATGCCGTGAGGGTGGCCATCAGCCCGCCATAGACATGGGCTGCGTCCGTGCCGACATGGCGGCGGACTTCCTCGAACCAGATCGCGGCGATGGGGCCTGATAGCCGGTCGATCTCGGTCAGCCAGTTGGTGAACCGAAGATACCGCATGCCGCCGCCGTCGAAACGTCCGGGGCGAAAGGATGTCGTGCCGGACGTGATCAGGCCGTCATGGCTGCGCAAAGCCCAACCTGTTGTCGTCCCGAGGTCGAGGGCAAGGATGCAGGACGCAGAATTGCACCCCGGTTCGAGGTGCAGGTCCGCAGTCTGGATGGTCGGCGTCATTTTGAAGGCTCACCTGAATTGTGGGCCTTCGGCTTTGGTCAAAAGCAGGGAATCATGTCAGGCGCGCCGGGTCAAGGAAAACGCGCCCTGCCGACGGGTGACCCAACCTGGTCCTACTTCTGATCAAGGTAGGGCCACAAATCGTCGTTTGATTTCAAAGCTGTCCCTACTGGTCCTACTCGTCCCAACCTTTTTCCCTACGACGCATAAGGAGGGACGAAACCGGCTAGGGACATACATGCATATAGCAAAGGGAAGGAAGTCGGTGCACCAAGTAGGGCCAGTAGGGACACGATTGAAATTTTTGGGTTTTCTCTGACCCTACCTAGCCGTCAGGTAGGGTCAGAGAATGAGGTAGGGCCATCCCGAAACGTGAAGACGGCCGCCAGAGGCGGTTGTTGCGACGACCTTCGACAACTCGGCACGATCACCCCCTTGTGCGAGGCATCGCCAACGCCCATGTTAAACGACGTGCTGCGCATGGCCGTTCCGGTCCGGGGTTTCCCCATGAAGAACATGCGCATCGAAAATCGCGACAAGGCAACCTTTCCCAAGGGTCTTCGTGGCGGCAATGGACCGAGCCCTCGACTTCGACGACCCTCAGGCAGAGGTTTTGCCATGAATGAACAACTCACCGGCCTTCCGGCCACCTCCGACATTGCCAAGGCCCAGGCGAAGCGCCTGAGATCGGCTCTCGCTCCGGATCTCATGATCGGACACAGCCAAGCCCTGGAACTCATCGCCCGCGTCCATGGCGAACAGAGTTGGGGGCGGCTGAACTCGCTGATCGGCGTGCCAACCAGCGACACTTCTCTCACGGGCAATCCAAATGGGAATGCTCCTGCGATGCCAATCCCGTCTGGCACACCTTCAGAGACCGCAAAGTCGCCAGCCCTGCCAACGAACCATGTGGAGCAACGTGTCCTTCAAGCACTCTGGCACGGGCTCGAGCGAGCGCGCGACACGCAAGCCTCAGCCAAGACGCGTGCCCAAACCAATGCTCTTCTGAAGGACGAGGTTATTGCAACCGTTTCGGTCGAAGGGTGGCTTGATACGCTCGACGCAAGTCTTGGTGGTATGATCTTCGACATGGGATCGGAGAACCTGCTGAAAATCTCGGGGATCGCAGCGGTCTCGCGGTTCAGGCGCCCGAAAGTGCGGGATACATCGGTTTACGGCTTCACGGGCCTGCGACCGGCATCATTTGCCGCAATCCTGATCTGGCTCGAGCGACTGGGCTTCGACACTCATCCTGATGCGTTCTACGAGCCCTTCATCGCGGACATCAAGCAGGCGAAGTATGTCGACCAGGACGAACTGACCTGCCTTTGGCATTCCAAGGAAAAGAAGCGTTTCCAGACCCGGGAATACTTCGTCGATGCTACAACCAATATCACGAACGTCAGGCACGACGTTGTGAAGGGACGTGGTGGGCTGACGATTGAAATTGCGCGCAGCACCGATCCGCTCGGGCTAATCGAGAGCCTCCGCATCTATCGCTGAGGGTGTCAGGACGATGCCTAAAAACGGGGCGGCCGAAACTGGCCGCCCACACCATGCCATCTGATTTGCGGTCAGTCGTTCGCTACCGGCTTCCTGTAGCGCCATTCGCGCGCCTTGTCTGACCGGCGTCGATATTTCTCCCAGTCTCTGGATTTCAGCCAGGCCCCCACGCGCATCTGGTCGCCCTTGGTCCATTTCGCGGGCTCGATGCCGAGCGCGCCTTCGAGGATTTCGCCCACCGACACGTCGTGGATCGGCTCGGGACGTTCGAACTCTTCATCCTGCCAATCATCCCAGCCCGCGTGGCCGCGATTGACGCTGCGGGTGTCGTGCGTCAGCCAGCGGTCGATCCGCGCGTCCCAAGCATCCGCCTGATAGCGTGCTTCCTGCGCGGCGGCGGCTTCGGCCAAGATCGCCGGATCGTCGATCCACCAGATTGCGCCGTCGCGGAAACGGTGGACGGCTTCGGCCCAGATCTGGTCCCGGTCACGGGCGATTGCGGCGATGTCGATGCTGCCACAGCGTAGCGGCCAGAAGCGGCGATTGCCGGTTTCGTCGCGCAGATAGGTGTCGGGGTTGACGGTTCCCGCGAAGACGCATTGGCGCGGCACCTCGACGGTGTAACGGCCATAGGGCGGTCGGAAGCGGTCGGTGGTGCGGGTCAGGAACGCCTTGATGCGCGAGACCTCGGCCCGACCGATGGCGTCGAGCTCGGCAATTTCCACGATCCAGACGCCCTGCATGTGAATGGCAGCATCCTTGGACCCAAGCTCGGGCAGCTCGTCGGTGAACCAGTCCTCGCCCGCCAGCACCTTGATTGCCGTCGATTTGCGCGCGCCCTGCGGGCCTTCGAGGATCAACATATGATCAGCCTTCACGCCCGGTCGGTAGATCCGGGCCACGGCAGAGATCAGCCAAAGCGCGCCGATGGTGTGATGGAAGGCTGTCGGCGCTGCACCGAGATAGGTGCTGGTCCAGGTCTCGATCCGGGGCGTGCCGTCCCATTTCAGGGTGTCGAGCCAGTCGCGGACTGGGTGAGTGCGCAGGTCGCGGGCCACCGCGCCGACACCCCGGCTGACGACCATCGGGGCGACGTTCAGCCCGCGCAACTGCAGCCATTCGGCGGTGCGCACATCGTCGGCATCATCCCATGGTCGCGGAAATCGGAGGGCCGGGTCATCCCATGGCAGCGGCTGACGAACCACGATGGATTGCGCGAATTCGTCGAAGGCCAGGAGCCCGGCAAAGACCGGATCCGAGGACAGGGCGATGATCACATTGGCCTCGTTGCGCTCGGGCGTGCCGGACAGATCCTGACACAGCCGCCCAAACCAGGCGGGACGCGCGATCCTGCCCTGCGGATCGCCCGTCGCATGTACGCGGCGGCGCAGTTCCGTCAACTGCTTGTCGAGGATCGACATGGAGATGCCGGTCGCGGTCTTGATCCGGGCGAGGATCTGGCGTTCGGGCAGCGGATCGAGCCGAGCCAGCGCAAGACGGCCGAGAAGGCTGGAGAGCGCGGCGAGTTCGGGCGGGTTGGTCAGTGCCTCGGCGGCGGCAAGCAGCGCGTCCGGATCGCCAGGCGCCGAAGCCGCCACGGTCGTCATGGTCTCAGGTCCAACCGGCTCGTCAACCGAAATATTCGGGCGATAGTCGGCCGCACGCGCTCCGCGCATCAGATCGTCGTTGAAATCATCGCCATGCAGCGGGACCACGATCTCGTTCGGAATGTTGGCCCGGTTCAGCCGATCCGACAGGGTCGCAGCGGCCTGACGACCTGCGTCGCCAGCATCGGCGTAGATGGTGACACGTATCGTGCCCGCCGGCCACTGAAACCGCGCGAGACCATCGGCAGAGAGCGCCGCCCAGACGGCGGTGCCGAACAGGGTATGTGCTGCCAATGACGTCTCGATGCCTTCAGCGATGCCGAGGTGGCCGTCCGCAGGCATGGCGAACAGGCGCACGGCCGCATCCGCTACCGATCCCAGCATCTTCTTCCCGGCAGGCGCCTTGGCGCTGCCGTCGTCGAGCAGGAAGGTCCGGTGAATACCCTGCGTGCGGGTGCCATCCGCCAGGCGTGGCAGTGCGATCAACCCCGGCCAACCGCGTCGCGTGTCGAAATCCGGCAGGTCGGGGTGGAACAGCAGATCCGGGCATCCCGAATCGGCAACGCCGCGGATGCGGAGGTAGGTTTCGCCGGGCGTGCCAGAGAGCGGCTGCGCGCCGTCGATCAGCCGGGCAATCTCGCCGGTATGATCGGGCTTCGCGCGTGGCGCGTTTCGGGGCGCGGGATGATCCATCCCGGCGATCCGCGCCGCTTCGTCGAAGAGCGCGCCATCGCAGAGCCCGGTTGCCTGCGCGATCAGATCGATGGGCCCGGCGCTTTCGCCGGTGGCATAATCGAACCCCCAGCCGGCATATGGCCCGTCGAGATGGATGGTGCACGACCCATCCTTGCGCGGCGGGCGGCCGGACAGGTCGGCACAGCGCAGGCTACGACGGTCGCGCGCAAGCCGCGCCTCGGGAAAGATGCCGGGGAGCCAGTCGACTGCGGTCGCCGCCAGCCGGTCCTTTACGGCCGCCAGATCGTGGCGTGCTTTCGGCGTGCCGACATCGTTGAGATCGATCATCGCGCCCCCTCAGGCCAGAAGGACGAGCCCGCGCTCAGCGCGGGTGATGGCGGTATAGAGCCAGCGGCGGCGGTCGATCTCGCTGCGTCCCAGCCCGTCATCCCAGACGATCACATTCTCCCACTGCGACCCTTGCGCCTTGTGGGCGGTGATCGCCCAGCCGAAAGTCGCCTCGGTCAGCTTGCGTTTTTCGCGCCAGTCGCGGTCATGGCGCTTGGCGTCGTAAGCGATGTGATCCTCGAAATGCCCCTTGTAGATGCGCAGCCGCCCGGGGCGGCCGTCGCTGTCGAAGGGGGAGACCCGGCGCCCGTCCTCGTCATGCACAACGGCCGAGAAATAGAGGCTGCCCTCGTCGACGATATCCTCGAGGGTCAGGAACATGCCGTTGATAAGCCCGAGCGAATTGTCGTTCTTCAGGCAGATGATCTTTTCAGCCGCGCCAGTGGGCAGATACGTCCCGCGAAGGCCAGCCGCCGCGCGCATCGCATTGTTGATTTGCAACCGTGTCGCGTTCAGCCCGCAGATCAGCTGCCCGCCGCGCAATGCCTGTTCCGGAGAGATGTCGCCCTTGCGCATCTTGGCGACGTGGGTGTCGTAAGTGCCAAAACCGATGGGCTCGCCCATTCGCGCCATGGTGGCCAAACGGATGATCGCGCTTTCGGCTGCCTGGCGGTGGATCTCGATCAGCATCACGTCGGGGGCGTCCCGGGTGAAGGCGCCTTCGCCCTTGATGGGTGGCAACTGACCCGGATCGCCCAGCACAAGGATCGGCTTGCCAAAACTCATCAGATCGCGCGCCATTTCCTCTCCCACCATCGACACCTCGTCGAGGACGATCAACCTTGCATCCGCTGCATCGCTCTGCGGGTTCAGGGCGAAACGGGGATGCTTCATCGCCGAGAGCGCCTGCCGCATGGCCTCGATCGCGGCCTCGGCCGTTGTGCGATCAAAGCCGGTGAGGCGCCGTGCGGCGGTCTCGGCCTCGCGGACCTTCTGCGCTGCGGCCTCGATCTCCGCTTCCGTGGCCTCGATCACAGAATAGATCAGGCTGTGGATGGTGCGCGCAGGCGTGCCTTTGCGGGTCAGCACCAGCGCCGCCTTTCCGGTGAAGGTGGCGGTAACCACACCCGGCACACAGGTGCCGTCCTTCGCGCCGCGGTGGGGCGACAAGCCGAGCTCATCGAGCGCGAACTTCAGCACCGTGCTCTTGCCCGATCCGGCATAGCCAAAGAGCCGGAACACCTGTTGCTGTTCGGTGCGGTTCTCGAACCAGTCGCGGACCTCGGCGATGGCGGCGGCCTGCGCCACCGATGGGGTAAATTCCGTCATGTCTTCCGCGCCTCCACCGCATAGTCCTTGACCACCCCGCCGCGCGCGGGATCGCCCACTTCGCATTGGCGCACGAAGATGCGCCGGCCATCGGGCAACTGGCGCCAATGCCCCCGGCGCAGATGCCAGCGCGGGCTGGCATGACTGCCACCGAGCCGCTCGGATGCGGTGCGAAGCCGGGCCGGATCGATGGTGACCTGATGCCAGGTCCAGCCGCGCACGCCATCCCGCGCGAAGGGTTCGCGCCTGACCGGGGCGATCTGGCGTTCGCTGATGCTCGCTGCCGATGCGATGATCGCGAGCCCGCGCCAGACGATGGCTGCGGCCGCCTGACCGCTTTGTTCCGCCAGCCCTGCATCGCGGAGCGCAGGATTGATGGCGAATTCCGCGATGCCGCCATCCGCGATCCGGACATGGGCATGGATATCGGTCCAGCGTCTGGGGTTGCGCCACAGGGCGAGCCAGACCGCCTCGATGCCATCGTCGCGCTGCCGGGCATAGACGATCTGGCTGCGGACGGTCCGACTGCGGTCGGCCAACTCAAAAATCGTCTCGGGGTGCGGCAACCGTTGCGGACCGGCCGCCAGGCGGCGGGCCAGCGCATCGACGTCGTCGGAATCGAACTGCGCCTGATCGGCGAAGCGCCAGACCGGTGCGAACTCGAACCCTTCGAGCAGGTCCGGCAGCCAGAAGCGCGCGCGATGGGCGCGGACGATTCGCTTGAGATCATAGGCGTCCGGGATCATCGCCTGGGCTCCGCCCGTTCGCGGCTGAAACGCTCCCCGTTCGGCGGGGAAACGCGCCACTGGAGCCTTTCCTTCTCCGCCTCACCGTTTCCGGGACGCCGCTCACCCCAGCACCGCTCCGCCCATGCGCAGGGCGCATGCCACTTGCCACCGGTCATGCCACCCCGGCAGACGACGGCCGTGGGTTCGGTCGCCGCCCGGGGCAACCATTCACCAGCCTCTGATGCCTGTACGACCGCGACCGCGCGATCCGACATCTTCTGCGCAAGGCGGGCATCGAATGGCACCAGTTCCGTGTGCAATTCCATCGTGTCGCGGTTCAGCGCGGTGAAGAGCGCCGGGTTGGGCAGGTCCATGTAGGCCTGATAGAGCGCGATCTGGGCGGCGTAGACCGGGCGCGCGATGCTGACGCCACGCTTGACCACATCTTTCCAGCTCGACGCGCCGAGCGCCTTGTTCTCCCAAAGCGCGGGATAATCCATGGCCACGGGGCCTGAGACGAAGCAGCCGTCGATATGCCCCTTGAACCGGCCCGCCATGGCCTCGAAGCCGAACTGCCGGCCATCGGGGCGTTCGGTGCGCAGATCGAATCCGGCGATCCGGAACCAGCCCGCGACAATGTCTTCGGCCCGATGGCCAGCCTCGAAGATCCGCAGGATGCGCGGTTCGAACTCCTGGCCCTCGTCCTTGGGGACAGCGAGATAGTCGAACTGGATCTGGCGCAGGCAGTCGCGCCCCAGCCCCGAGGAACTGACATAGGTGCGGGGGCGCTCGGCGCGATTGCGCGCCGTCAGGGCAGCATCGATAGCGGCCGAAACAGCAGCAGCGATCGGCGGACGCGGCGCGTCCTGGCCATAGAGGCAGCCGGAGCCGTGGTTCAGGTCGATCATTGGTCGCGCTCCCAGAACCCGCCAGCCTGCGCGATGCAGGTCAGCTTGTGATGCTGGGCCTCGGTCAGCCGGGCGCGCGCGCCGAATGTCTCCAGCTTCTGACACAGGCTCTCGCAGAACTCGACCTCGAAATCGGTGATGGCGTTCGCCGTCGCGGCAGCAAGAAGGTCGCTCCAGGGGGCGGTCTCATTGTTCAGATCGATCATGACGGCCCTCTCAGAACGGAATCGGATCGTCATGGGCGGTGCCGGTCCGCTCCTTGCGCGCGCCCTGCGCCAGCATGCTGTCCACATAGCCGGTGACGGCCGCCTCGATCAGCCGGTCGATATCGGCGGCGGTGCGATGGAAGAAGGGCTCCATGAGCCCGAGGTCGGTCAGCGCTTCGGCAAAGAGCGCCCGCGCATCGCGGATCGCCTGTGCCTCGCGGGCGGTCTTGTCGATCATGCCATTCATCCTTTGGGCGATTGCGCTGCCCACGTCCTGACAGCGGAGCGAGCAGAAGCGGTGATAGGGATAGCGATCATGCTGGAGGCGGTGGACGTAGCCGAAGCCGCGAGCCTCCCGCGCGCAAACGGCGCAGAGCGCTACCCGAGCAAGAAATTCGCGATCGGGTCTTCGGGCGGCCATCCCGCCCGCTGGAGCTTCTCGGTCTGCATCACGATCCAGCGCGAGATCGCGTTGCTGGCCATGGCATCGAGGTCGCCGAGGGTGAGGCTTGCGATGGGTTGGTGCAGTCTTCCTCGGGCCTCGAGCCATGTTCCGATCTCCAGCGCGGCGGCGCGCGTCACATGCGCCTGCCATTCGTCGGGGGTCATGGGCCGGTCTGCCGGCCCAGCCCCATCGGGCTCGGCGGCAGGCGACCCTGCGGAACCACCTGACCGCCGCTTTCGCCGCACCTCAGCCATTGAGCCACGCGGGCATCGCCGGGGTGCCCGGTGCTGCGGGTGCCGGCGTTTGGGGCGTGGCCGGTGCAGCGGGTCCGGTCTGTGCGCCCCAGGTCGGAGCGGCCGTCGCAGTGGGCTGCGCTGCCGCGCCCCATGCCGGAGGCGGCGCCTGCCAGCCCGGCGCCGCGACGCTCGCGGCCTTGCGCGGCGGGGCGTTGACGGGTTCCGGCGGGACGGTTTCACCACGCATGACGGCGGCATGCTGCGGCTCGTCGGGCAGAACGACGTTGGCGATGCGGTTCTGGTCGCGATACTGCGGGTTCGAGGCGGGCTCCACCATGATGCGGGCGGCAAAGACGAGGCCGTCGAGATGCTTGAGGCCGGGCAGCACCCGCTTGGCCTTGGTCGCCGGAGTTTCGTCGCGGGGATCGAGCCCGAGAGCGCTGTCGACCATGGCGCGAAACGTGGATTTCGAGATCTTCCAGCCGATGGACTGGCCTTTCTCGTCAAGTTTTCCGCCTGCCACGGTGAAGCTCTGCCAGAACTTGCGGCGGGCATGCGGGCCTTCGACCACCGTGAATTCGCAGTCGAGCATGCGCGCATCGCTGGACTGCGAGGCCTTCAGCAGGCCCGCATCCATCGGCGTCGCGCCATTCACGCCGCCGGGGCGGATCGTCAGCCGCACCTTGGCGAAGGTGCCATCCGGGATCAGTTCGCCGATGGGGGCCATCTGCGGCTGGGCGTCATTCAGATCGTAGCTCATGGGATCATGTCCTTTCAGGGATCAGGAGGCGAAAGCGGATTGGTGGGGGGCGCGGCCGTCGATCCGGGCGAGCAGCGCGCCGAGGTCGGGCGGTTCCGTCAGGTCGAGGCGGCCGGAACGGTCCTTGGCGGGAAGGCCCCAGGGATTGCCGGACTTGCAGACAAGGCGGCGGTCGGTGGCGGTCTCGTCCAGCACCCAGCCGCCTTCGGCATCGCGGGCGAAGAGGTGCATCGAAACCACCTGGTCCACGATGCCGGGCAATTCCCGCCCCGCCTTGCTGCCTTCCATCTGCGGCTGCCAGGTGACGGCGCCAAAGTCGTCGGTCACCTTTTCCAGCACGCCGACGAAGATCACGGTCTTGCCGCGTGCATGCTGGAGGTGCTTCAGCGCCTGGATCACCTCACGCCCCAGAAGCCCATAGGCGCCGCGGACATCCGGCTTGCCGGTCCGGTCCGAGAAGGCCTCGGGCTGCTGGCGGGCATAGGCCATCGCCTGCCGGGTCAGATCGGTGATCGAGTCGACAAAGACGATACGGCGCGCGGCGAGGAAGGCCTCGATGCCGCTGTCGCGATGCTGGGCCTGCAGCCACGCGTGCCGTTCGGTCCCGTACCAGGACTGCGGATGTTGCGCGGGGTCCGGCCCGCCGATCAGCACCGCCAGATCGCGGAAGTCGGTGAAGCTGCGCACCGGGATCGACGCGCCGCGCCAGTCCTGCACCGATTTCATGCCAGCCTCGAGGTCGAGGCAGACGGTTTCCTCGGCAGGCAGAGACTTCAGCAGCGTGGTCTTGCCCACGCCCGGTGGGCCGAAGATGGCGAGCGAGGTCTTGTTCTCGGCGGCCGAGAGGCGTTCGTCGGCGGTGATGATGCGGAAGGCCATGGGGTTCTCCGAAGGATTGCAAGGGGCGCGGCGGCGGGGGGGACCGGGTGCCGAAGGGGAACCTGCCCGGCGTTGCCGCTCGGGCGTCCCGCCGCCGCGCGTCACCGGTCTCGGGTCTCGAGCCGGAACACGGGTTTGCCGGTGGTCTCGGACCGGGCGGCTGCGAAGCCTTCGCGCATGGCGTCGGGCCAGGCCCCGAAGCGGCGTTCCGGCACGCGATAGGCGATCTCGAGATACTGGGTCGGATCGTCGCCGGCCTCGCGGATCCGGGTTGCCATGGTGGCCAGCCGGTCCTGATCCCAGGTGACCTTCTTCGGCAGATCGGCGATGACCACCACGCCCGCATCCTCGATCCGGACCGTGCCGGAGGTCTTGCCCTGTCCAGACCGCTCGGCCTCGGTCGCGGCGCCATAACGCTGCGCCAGTGCCGCCTCGAAACGGTCCTTCAGGCGCTTGACCCGGGCGCTCTCGGCCGCTGCTTCGTCCTGCAGCGCAAGAAGCAGCGCAGCGGGCATGTCGGCGATCTCGCCGATGGACAGCTGGTCGAGGTCGTCGAACGTTGGCAGGTTGTCGAGGCGGGCCTCGGTCGGCGCGTCGGTGCTGGGGAACGGCATGGCCATCAGCGCCCCTCCCGCTTCAGCGCCGCATCTAGGGCGCGGTCCGTGCCGACAGCCCCGGCTTCACGCGCCAGACGGTGGAGCTTTTCCAGCGCTGAGGATCGCTGGATGGCCGCCGAGAGTTCGGCATTCGCGGCGACGATCGCGATGGCGATATCGTCGACACTCGCGGTCTCGACGGGCAGCGGATCGGTGGCATCGCCGGGACGCCAGGCGACGGGTATCACCTCCGGCAGATCCTCAAGGCTGCGGAAAGCCTTGCGCAGGCGCGCAAGCGGGCCGTTGGTCTCGGTCATATCGTGGTCTCCGTTGAGGGATGGGGCCGAATTTCCGGCCAGAAGGAAGTAGAGGGAGGGCGGAAGCCGATCCCCGATCCAGGCAAGCGTGGCGCGCATCAGGCGGCCTCCTCTGTCGCGATGAGTTGGGAAAACGGGATCGGCGCATGGCGCGGTTTGGTTCGCGCGATGGCCAGATAGGCGAAGCGGTCGGGGCCGACGCGGACCTGCACCAGATGCACCAGCGCGGCCTCGAAGGCGCGGTGGGCGGCACTGGCCAGCGCTCCGAGCCTGCGGCGTTCCGGTTCCGGCAGGGTGGAAATCACCGCCGTGGTGTCGATTCCGAGAAACCCGCGATGATACTCGAGCCGGTCGCCCGGCATGGCCTGACCGATCCAGGCGCAGAACTCGATGTCGGTGAGCGGCCGGGCCTTTGCGGGCGTGAATTCGGTAAGCGGCATGACGATCATCTCCATGTCGGTCCTCTACTCACGCTGCTTTCGAACCGTCCCACTCGGCCCCGATCCCGCGCATGGCGAGGTCGAGCCGCAGGCGGGCGATGTGACGGTAGAGGGCGGAGCGAGAGGTGCCGCTGCGCTCGACGATCTCTGCGACAGCGCAGGTGCCAAGTGCCACGCAAAGCCCGCGGGCCTCCTCCGGCAGGCCGCCCAGCACCCGGGCGAGATCGTGGATTGTGTCGGCGTCGTCCGTGGCAGAGCGGTCCTGCCCATACCAGGCGGCCAGACCATCGGTTTCTGCCAGCAGGCAGCCGAGCGGCTCGGTCGCGCCAGAAACCGGGGCGTCGAGCGAGAGCACCGTGCCGCCCTGCATGCGCCGCTGGCGGTGATGGCGGATCGCAATGCGCGAGGACTGATTGCGCAGGACGATGTTGGCGAAGGCGCCGATGCTGCCGCGGCGCGCGTCGAAGCCGGGCAGCCGGCAGATCAGGTCGACCAGCAGGTCCTGGCGGAGATCGTCGAGATCGGCGGCAGGCAGCATCAGCTTGCGATGCAGGCGACGCGCGGCAAAGGCCGCTTCGTCGATCAGCGTGGCAAGGTCATCGGGGGAAATCGGCGGAAACATTCGGGAGCACCTCGGAACATGTTGCTGTTGTTCCGAATGTGCCGTTCAGCGCGCTGCTGCCGGTGTGATTGCCGTGTGTTTGTTATGTGCGGATTGTGTGGGACGGCCTCAGGGTTCGATGACCACTTCGCCAGGGTCGAGGCCGAGCCGATAGCCGCGCGCGCGAACCGTCGCGACCAGCGATTTCGCCTGCGCCTCTGACAGGCCGGAGGAGACGATCGCGTTGCGCAGGTCGCGGGCGATTTCATTGGCGGGACGGCCCATCTGCGTCTCGATCTCTTGCTTTTTCAGGACTGGATCACGCTTGACTGATTGCTCGATCAGCAGACGAAACAGCGCGAACATCTGAGTCGGCAGGTCGAGCCGACGGCAGTCGAGAGTGACCGATTGCGCCGAAAGCGTCATGACAAGGCGCGGCACTGAAGATGGCGGATCGAGGACGAGGCGTTCCGTGCCATCCGACCCCGGCTTGAAAACCGCCGCAATTTCGCGGGGCTCGATCTCAACCTCCCGCAACCTGACAGCGATTGCCGCGGAAAGGTCGTGAACGATTGCCATGATCGGCTTCGGTCCCACGGCCGCCCTGATCGTCATCACCGCGCCCGGCGCAACCAGATTGTCGGCATCGAATGACAGGACCACGGCATGCCCGGATGGGGTCTCCCCCAATAGCCAGACGCCGTCAGCAATGCAGGCAACTGCACCGCCCAGATTCCCGCTGGCTGTAATCCGGGCCACGAGCCGGTCGACATCGACCGAAAAGCGGCGCAGATCGTCTTTCTGCAGGATCACGTCTTCGGCAGGATCGTGCGGGCAGCAGACACGGAACGCGCCGTCCAATTGTTCGATGGGACGCGCATCAAGCCCGCAATCACATTCCGCGCAGACCGACCAGGTATCGGCCCTACGTTCCTCGATCAGCACCTGCGCCCGCAAGAGGCGCTCGACATCGCTTGCGGGAAAGCGGCCCAACGCCCGGCCCGAGATCGAGACCCGGGCGCCGCCCTCACTCAGCCGCGTCCACAACCATGCCAGCATCGCGGTCCTTCTCGAGCCCATTGCGCTGAACCAGCGTGTGGATCGCCTTTTCGAACCGCGTCCGGCGGAAGGCGAGCGTCCCTGGTGGCTTCAGCCGCACCGTAACTTGTGCCGGCCGCTTTGCGCCCGTTTCGAAGGCGACCCGGAAGGTGATCTCGCCCAAGCGCCAGCCCCGGCCGAACCGCACCTCGCTGCCCCGAAAATGGGTCAACGCGCCGCCGGACGCGTCTTTCGATTCCCAACTGCGCACATGACGCCAGCGCTGATCCTCCTCATCCCGCTCGAAGAGGTCAGCGGCGGCGGCAACGATCCGAACCTCCTTGATAGTCTCGTCATAGCGATGCTGGAACGCGAAATCGGGCCCGGCATCGCTGATCGGATCGAGCGTATAGAGATCGCGCGCGTCCCGCCCCGAGAAGAACCCCGGCCGCCTTAGGATATGCCGGGCGAAAAGCTCGGCGATCTCGCCTTGCTGCGCCTTGACCACACCGCCCACGAACAGGCGCCCTTCCACCGGGGAGTAACGCAGCACTGCATATTTGACCGCGCGGAGGGTAATGATTTCTTCCCGGTCGCCGGTGACCACCGGCGTCGTGGTGACTTGCGCGCCGTGGCTGATCACCAGGTTGATTTCGCCATCTTCCTCATAGGGCCCAAGGCGGCAATATTGCCCCTGCAGGTCCTGCGAAAACAGATTGATCACCGCAGCCTTGAAAGCCTCGGTCATTTCTTCGGTCAGGTCCGCACCCACGTCCCGCTCTGGCCCGCGGAACTCTGCAGGCGATGTCGGCGCACGTAGCGCATGAAAATCGGCTGCAGCCTCGAAAACGCGGTGATGCAGCAGGTAGGTGTGAAGCGCGACGTGTTTGGGATCATGGCGAATGGGCGCTGCCTCGGCTTCGTCAGGGTCGGGCTCGGGATAGAGAACCACGCCACGACGACGGGCTTCGTTCAGAATAAGCTGCATGCCCTCGCTGGTTCCAAGCTCGGCAACGCGATGCAAATCGGCGACCATACCGGCGTTCCAGCCAGCAACGGTTCCTTCGAAATGCGCCGCCAGAGCTGCCCTAATGGTTGGGGCCTCTCCTTCGAATGCCAAAGGCAGTTCATCCTCGCCGAAGTGCCGAACGAACAAAACCCGCATCAGGGCCGGATCAATGGTTTTGAGAAACTTCGGATTAACAAATTTCTTGAGATCGGAACCCACGGGAATACCTCGCAAACGGTCGGCCTGTTCTGATTATGTTCTACCCGATGGATCAACCATGAGTCGAGTCCGGCCTTTTGCGTAACCGCCATTTTCCCTGCGGGACGTTTTCCGGCGCGCTTGAGTAGAGGCAGGGCAAGCCAACACGGACTTGCTCGCATGAAACGCCCCAATCCACTGCCGCCCGACCAGATGACCGCCGCCGAGCGTCGCGCCGAGTTATGCGGGCTGCTCGCCCTCGGGCTGGTGCGGCTGATGCGGCGAGAACGGAGTGAACCTTCTGAAGATGCCGGAGAAATTCGCCTACACTATCCGGCCGACCGATGCCGTCATGCAACCCCGAACCCAACGGAGACCGCATGACGACCCACGATCCCATCCCCGCGCGACTGGCGGTGCTGAAGACCACGCCGACGCCCGACCTGAAGCAGCAGTGGCGCGAGTTGTTCGACAGCGAGCCGCCACCGTTCAACCGGCGCTACCTTGAATCCCGCCTGGCCTACCGCATCCAGGAACTTGCCTATGGCGGGTTGAAGCCCGAGACGATCCGGCGTCTCGAAAGGTTGGGCGAAGAACTGGACGGCGGCGACAAGAAGAAGCGCGGCATGCGCCTCGACCGCGACCGCCCCATCACCGGCACGCGCCTCCTGCGCGAGTGGCAGGGCGTCGAGTACGTCGTGACCGTCACCGCAGATGGTTTCGAATGGCAGGGGCGGCCGTACAAGTCGCTGTCCGCCATCGCCCGCGCGATCACCGGCACGCGCTGGAACGGCTGGGTATTCTTCGGCCTCAAGAACCACAGGGGGCGGACATGACGAAGCCGCCCGAAAAATCGAAGGTCGTCCGCAAGCTGCGGTGCGCCGTCTATACCCGGAAGTCCTCCGAAGAAGGGTTGGAGCAGGAGTTCAACAGCCTGCATGCCCAGCGCGAGGCCTGCGAGGCCTATGTCGCCAGCCAGCGGTCCGAGGGCTGGGTGCTGGTCCGCGATCAGTATGACGACGGCGGCATCTCCGGCGGCACGCTGGAACGGCCCGGATTGAAGCGGCTGCTTGAAGACATCGAGGACGGGCTGGTCGATGTGGTCGTGGTCTACAAGATCGACCGCCTCAGCCGCTCGCTCGCGGATTTCGCCAAGCTGGTCGAGGTATTCGACCGGAACGGCGTGACGTTCGTCTCGGTCACGCAGTCGTTCAACACGACCACGTCGATGGGGCGGCTGACGCTGAACATCCTGCTCTCGTTCGCCCAGTTCGAGCGCGAGGTGACGGCCGAGCGCATCCGCGACAAGGTCGCCGCCAGTCGGAAGAAGGGCATGTGGATGGGTGGGGTGCCGCCCTTCGGCTACCGGGTGGAAAACCGCAAGCTGCTGGTCGACGAGGACAACGCCGCGCATGTGCGCTGGATCTTCTCTCGGTTCATTGAAATCGGCTCCTGCACGCTGTTGGCACGCGAGGTAGGCGCACAGGGCATTGGCACCCCGCGTGGCAATCGGATCGACAAGAAGTACCTCTACCGGATGCTTTCTAACCGCGCCTATCTCGGCGAGGCGGTCCACAAAGGCGACAGCTACCCCGGCGAGCACGATGCAATCATCGACCGCGAGACGTGGGACCGCGTCCACGCCATTCTGCAGGAAAGCCCCCGCAAACGCGCCGCCCGCACCCGGGCCGAAACGCCCGCGCTGCTGAAGGGGCTTCTCTTCGGTCCCGATGGCGCCGCGTTCTCGCCGACACACACCCGCAAGGGCGGCAAACTTTACCGCTACTATGTCAGCCAGACGGTTCTGAAGCACGGAGCGGGGGCGTGTCCCATCGGCCGCGTGCCTGCGGGCGAGATCGAGGCTGCCGTCATCGACCAACTGCGTGCCGTCTTCCGCCAACCCGAGATTGTCGCGGGCACGTGGAAGGCAGCGCGGACGCAGGACGACGGAATCACCGAGGCCGACGCTCGCGCGGCCCTCCAGAAGCTCGATCCGTTGTGGGATGAACTGTTCCCGGCGGAACAGGCGCGAATTGTGGCCCTGTTGGTCGAACGGGTCGATATCGGCATCAGCGGTCTCAACGTCCGCCTGCGCATGGACGGGCTGGCGGCGCTGGCGAGTGAAATCACCGCCGATGCCGGAGCCGCCGCATGACTCGGAACACTTCTGTCCCCGACACCATGACCATCCATGTCCCGTTCCGCGTCGTGAAGCGCGGCGGGCGGAAGGAGATGGTGCTGCCGCAGGGCGCCGCACAAGCGCCCAAGCCGGATAACACGCTGGTCAAGGCACTGGCGCGCGCGTTCCGCTGGAAGCGGATGCTGGAATCCGGGGATTTCGTCACGGTCGCCGAATTGGCTGCACGCGAGGGCATTGCGGTTTCCTACCTCGCACGGGTTCTTCGGCTGACGCAGCTGGCCCCCGATCTCGTCGAGGCGATCCTCGACGGGCAGCAGGGGCCGGGGGTAACACTCGCCCGGCTGATGGGATCTTTCCCTGCGCCGTGGACGGAACAGCGGATCGCACTCGACCGATGCGCCGTGAACTCTACGTCCGCCGACTGAAACGCGGTGACCAAATCC